TCAGCCTTCGGGATTATCGCCCATCGGATGAAGGTCGCGGACCATGGCCTTCATGCGCTCGTCGAGGACGTGGGTGTAGATCTGCGTCGTCGCGATGTCGGCGTGGCCGAGCAATTCCTGCACGATCCGCAGGTCGGCGCCATTCTGCAGCAAGTGGCTGGCAAAAGCGTGGCGCAGCACGTGCGGGCTGACGCGATGGGTGGCGATGCCGGCGGCGGCGGCAACCATTTTGAGGTCGCGCGCGAAGGCCTGCCGGGTCAGATGGCCGGAATCGCTGTCCGCCGGAAACAGCCAAGGACCTTCGACCGCGCCGGGGTGACGTCGCTTCAGCAGGGCGCGATAGAGATCGACGGCCTGACGCGCGGGCTCGGACACGACGACGAGCCGCTCGCGGCCGCCCTTGCCCTTGATGGCGATGAGCGGGTCGCGGCCTCGCAGCGCGTGCCGGGGCAGGGAGACCAACTCACCGACGCGCAGGCCGGTGGCATAGAGCAGTTCGAGGAGCGCGTTCATCCGCGCCGCGCGCAACCTTTCGCCGACAGGCCGCGTCTCGAGATCGAGCCCCTCCTTGGCGATCCCAAGCAGACGGTCGACTTCCTTGACGCTCAGGATCTTCGGCAGCCGCTGGCCCTGGCGTGGCCCTTCGAGGATCGCCGCCGGGTCGTCCTTCCGCTCGCCCTCCGCGACGAGGAACCGATGGAACTGGCGGATGGCCGACAGCTTGCGCGCCGCCGAGGTCGCCTTGAACCCCAGCGCGTCCAGCGTCGCGAGATAGGCGCGCAGATCGTCCGTGCCGGCGTCGAGTGGCCCCCGCCCCCGCGCCTTGAGCCCCGCCGCATAGGCGACGAGGTCGCGCCGGTACGCCTCCAGCGTGTTCACGGCGGCGCCGCGCTCCGCCGCGATCATGTCGAGAAAGAGCTCGATGAGACGATGGCTGGTGGCGTCGGGCTTTTGATCGGGCATCCGGTCGGCTCACCCTCCATTTTTGGCGCGCGGCGAACGCTAACGGGCGCACCCTACTCCAACCTGACCAGCGGCGCCGGCAGAAGCGCATGCTGGGCCATGCCGGCGGCGAAGGCGATCGCGACGCCGGCCGCGACGATCAGGCCGGCACGGCCCCATTTTTCGCGCGGTACCTGGCCGTCCTCGGCGTAAGGCGCCCAGAGAAAGGCGACCAGCGCCACGACGCCGAGGAAGATCGATACGGCGGCGATCGGCGTGTTGAGCACGTCCGGCCGCCCGAGGTCGCGAGCAACGATCGATTCCAGCCGCAGCGCGACATCCGACAGGCCGGCGAAGAAGATCCCCGCACCGAGCACGTCGCCGCGCGTCGGCAGCGCGCGGCGCAGCGCGAGGCCCGCGATCGGCAGATAGGCGGTGGCGACGCCCGCCGCGGCCGAGAGGGCGAGCCCGTTCAGAATGAGGATGAGACGCGGCGGCGCGAGGGCCAGGACACCGGCGCCGAACAGCGCGACGAGACCGACGAGAAGACGACCCAGACGGCCGGCGCAGCACTCAGAGATGATCACGGGCACCCCGGTCTCCGTATTTCGAGAAGAGATCGTCGATCATCGCCTTCACCCGAGCCTCATAGGTCTCAACGTTGTCCGCCTTGGCCCGCGTATCGGCGGCGATGGCGGCGCGCAGATGCTCGCCGACCCGGTCCGGGGTCGGCGGCGCGCTCGCGCGCGGTTTCCGTCGCGGCAGAAGCCGGCGCAAGAGACTCACCGCCCTCATCGCCGCCACCCGAACAGGCCGGTCCGCGCGTTGCGGCGTAGCACGGCTTCGATGAGGTCTGCGAACCGCTGATCGCTTTCCGTCCGCGCGGCGGTCGCGGCCGCGCCGGTTTCGGCGACGCGGATCATCTCGCGCGCGTCGCTGAGGCGCCTGTCCTGCAGATCTTGCACCTGCCGGCGCAACGCGGCGATCTCCTCGTCCTTGGCGAGGAGTTTCCGCCGCAGTTCGTAGACGAGAACCCCGATGACAACGGGCACCACGGCCCACGGGCCGAAATCCCGCACCGCCTCGTTGACGAGCGGGGAGAGAATCGTTGCGAAATCCATGGGACCTCGAAGGCGCGTGGGCTGTGATCGTCCGGGGACGAGCCAATAAAAAACCCGCCTCGCGGCGGGTTCGATGTCTCACAATGGAGGTTGGATCAGACGTGGCGCAGTTCGGCGCGGCTGACGGTCCGGACCTCGTCGCCGGCCCGGATCACGCACTGGGTCGAGCCGGGCACAGGTTCGACGTTCACGAGGATGATGTCGTGCCCGAGCGACGTCCAGTCATCGTCCGCGAGGGTGACTTTCTCGCCCACGGCAAATTCGAAATTGGACAGATCGATTGAGCTTTTCATGCCGACCTCGCGGTTGATCCGAACACCGTTGTGTTACACTTTGTAACACAACGAGGAAAGGCCGTCGGGGTTCCGACCGTCTAGCGTCCGCTACTTTCGGTGCAGCCAAGCGCTGACCGAGGAGGCCATCGGGCCGACCACCGACACTCCGAAGACGAACGCGATGACGGTGTTCTCGGTCGAGATCCACCGGGGCGGGACGTCCGGCACGCCGAGACACCCGTAGTGGGGGCAACCGATCCGGAACGTGGAATCGACGAAGACCAGCGCGACATGCAGGCAGGCGGGAACGCCGACGACCATCAAGAGGAGCTTCGGACCCCACCAGGAGCGCGAGGCCGCCTGCGCCGCGGCGTTCGCCGTCTCGTAGGCGAGCCATGCTTCATAGGCCTTCTCGTCCAGGCCCGTCGCGGTCTTGAAACCGTCGAGCGACGTGTCCTTGGATTCGGCGAACCATTTGAACGCCGAATCCGAGACCGAGGTAAAGACGGATGCGAAGCTTCCGCCGAGGAAGCTGCCGATCCAGCTGACGAGCGCGCCCATGGCTCAGCCTTTCGATTCTGGTTTGCTGGGCTCCCTGCGGGCCGCGTCGTCGATCGCGCCCGAATGCAGCCAGGACGTGACGAAGGGGGTGGCGAACACCATCGCGCCGATCGTGAACATGACGGTCTGCTGCGTCTTCGGATTGTTGGGGTCGAAGAAGAAATTCAGGTTCTGCCCACTCAGCCATTGGGCGGCCGAGCCGAGAAACGGGACCATCGACGTCAGGAAGCCGAGGATCAGGACCTTCAGCCCCTTGAGCCGTAGGACGAGCCAGGCCCAGCCTTTTGCCTCGATCGCGTTGAGTTCGTCGTCGATGCCCATGGCGGTCTGGTAGCTGCGCAGCTTCGGCAGCAGGACGAAGGTGAAGGCAACCCAAGCCGCGAGCGCGAGCGCGAAGACGAGCCGCACGGACGCGCCGAGCGACCAAAGCCCGAGGCAACCGGTGAGGAGGGAGAGAAAAGCAATGGGAAGCATGGATGATCCTTTCTAGCGTTCGAGAGAACAGGCGAGGTCCGTCGACGCGGTGCCGCAACCTGAAACGAGTCCCGCCTGCTTGGTCGCGTTGACGGCGAGCGTGCGTGCCGCGCGAAGGCGGCGCGCGACGACGACCGCGGCGCAAACCGCTGCGATGAAGACAAGGACGCCGATACAGAGCGCGCCCTTGGGATGACGGGCGTGGGTCGTCGCCGCGGCCGTGGCGCCGCCGACGACGAGCGCGATCGACCCGGACTGCGTCGCGCGAGCCTTGACGTGCGTCGTTTCCGCCATCGTTGCCAGCGTCGCAGCGCGCGCGGCGGCGACCGCGTGAGCCGAGGACATCGCGTTGTCACCCGGCGGCCCGGCCTCGAGGAATTGCGCCCGTTCCGCCTTACGGCGCGCAAGGAGCAAGGGCGGCCGGTCCCACATCAGGAAGGCGTCCGCCGCGCCCGCGACATCGCCGATATTGAGACGCCGGATCACGCTGGACCCTTTCAGTCCGGTGACCCCGACATTGAAGCCGAGGCTCACCATCGCGTCGAATTCGTTTTGCGTTAGCGGGACCTTGACGGCGCTGTTGATGACGGCCTCCACCGGCGCGAGATCCGCCCCGAGCATGGCGTCGCATTCCGCCTCGGAAATCGTCATGCCGGCCGTCACGGCCGGCGGCGACATGCGTCCCGTATGGCCGACGCCGATCGTGAGCACGCCCTTCGTGTCGCGGTACGCGGTCAGGCGACGACCTTCGCGCTCTTCGATCGCGGCGCGCCCGGATGTTGAGGTTTTCATCGTCGACTCCATGGAAGAAGGCCCGGCGTTTGCCGGGCCCTCGTTATTGCCGACGTCAGAGGCTCGTGGTGGCGCTGGCCGGTGCTGCGGACGCAGCAACCGGGGCCGGCGTGGCGGGCGTGTTGGCGGTGATGGCGGCCGACAGCGGCGCAGCCGCCGCGGTCAATTCATCGGCCAGCGCCTGGACGTCCGCGTCCGTCGTTGTGGTCTTCAGCTTGTCGGCGATGCCCTGGATGAGGGCGACGGCCGATTGATCGACGGTGGTCTGAGCGGCTACAGCGGCCTTGAGGTTATCAAATGCGGACATGATATTTTTCTCCTCGCCATGCAGGCGGTTAAGAGCGGCCGTGTTTCTGTCGAGCGCGTTTGTCAGGCGTTCGACGGCCGCTATGGCTTGCCGGAACATGATCGTCTCCGGTTTTCGCCGACGAATGTCGGACGAATTCTTGGATTAGGTTATGGTGTGGCTACGGACTAACAGCCCCGCCAAGCGACGAACTTCCAGCGCGCCGTCATCATGTTCAGGTCCCCACAAGACGGGACTTAAAGCTGGCCGCCACACCGATAATGTGGGTCTGTTCTAGGACAGGCGGTCGCTAGAAATTCCGCTTCACGACAAGCTTGAAGCGCATCGTCGTTGCTGCAGCCAACACAGCCGCGCGGGCGTAGGATGTTTTTGGGTAGTAGTAAAACGGGTTGTTATTTGAACTCGTGAAGCTAGCGGCAAGTCGCGAGACCGATAGCGTCAAAGGTGCGTTAATGTTTAGTGCGCTGTCATACGCAAAGAAGATATTTCGCTCCCCAACGGCGTAACCGCTTGTTGCCGTCGTCCACTCTCCGATAAATTGTGGCGTCACCTCCGCGAGACCTAGATTTGTTGTGTAAGATACGTTCGCGGTGGCTGCGGGAGCCGTGCCGGTCCACGTGCTTTCGTAATACCCATTATAGGCGTATGCCGCCGTGCTCGTGATCGTGCTGGCACCGGCGACGCATTCCCCGACAAAGACCAGGGGCGTCGCGACGGCCGTTGTGCCGTTGCCGAGGTAGCCGATCATCGCCTGCGTATCGAACGTGAACTGACCGTTGGTAACGGCGATCGTCCCGCCGAACTGGTAGTTTGGCGCGAGCGTCGTTGTCCCGGTCGCGCCGCTCGAGGCGTTGATGTAGAGGTAGTTTGTCGTGCTCGCTGTCGCCGTCCACGACGGGTTGGACGTGAACTGGTAGACGAAGTTGACGGCGCCGGTCGAACCGAAGCCCTGGGCCGCGGTCAAGGTCAGCGCCGTTGTCGGCGACACGCCGGTCGCGGTCAGCGTCAATCCAGCCGAACTCGACGGCAAGAAGCTCGGAACGCCAGAGGCCGTAGGGCCGCCCATGACCGTCTGGCGCACTGGCACGGCGAGCGCCGCCGCGGCACCCACCGCCTGATAGGTCGGATCATCGCCCGAGCCGTTCGCCGTCAAAACAGTCCCGCTCACACCGGGCGCCAAAGCGGACCAGCCGCCAGCACCACGAAAGAGAATGGCGCCGCGCGTCGAACCTTGAGAGGCGTCCAGAACGACCGACAGCGTGGCATCGACAGGCGTCGCGCTTGCCGAACCGACATTCGCCTTGACTGTCAGACTGCCCATCTGCGCGAGCGCCGCATTCGGGATGCTGTTCGACGGCAGGACCAGGGTCGACGACACCGCCAGACTCGTGAAGGCGCCGGAACTCCGCGTTGTGGCCCCGATCGGCGTATTATCGATGGTACCCCCCGTGATAGCTGCCGCACTGACCGATCCGGCCGATTGGTCGACCACCGTCCATCGCGCGGTCCCGTTGCTCACCAGCGCGACGAACCCGTAAGCGCTGGCGACCGTGACACTCGTGGCGCCGTTGACGAGATCCGTCCCGACGCGGCCCAGCGTGATCGTGTTGGAGGCGGAACAGGTGCCCGCTTCGTCGACGACGACGAGCTGGGTGCCGGTCGGATAGGAGCTGGCGGCGGGCAAGGTCAGAACACGAGCGGCGCTGAGCGCCGTGTAGGCGATCAGTCGATCCGTCGGCAGGGCCGTATAATTGGAATCGGCCACGGTCGTCCGCGTATTGGTGATCACCTCGGAGAGCTTCGCCGCCGCGAAACCGCCGGGCGTCGCGCCGTCGTGGACCTGCACGCGGTTGTTCGTCGTATCGACGAGCAGCTCGCCCTGCGCACCGACGAAGGTCGAGAGAAAGGCCGCCGCCTCGCGGCGACGTCGAACCTGAACACTCATGAATCTTTCCTTGGTTTAAGAGGCGACGACGGTGTCGTCGGAGAGCCGTCGCCATTGTCCATTGGAAAAAGCGACGAGGACGCCAGTACCCGCCCCCGCCGTCTCGCCGCTCTTGCGACCATTGGCGGCGAAGGCAAGCGCGCCGTTGAACGCCGCCGGCAGCGCGGCGACGGCATAGCTCGCGACGGAGAGCAGCGCCTTGAACGCCGCGTTCCCGTTGGTTTGATCGACGACATACACCTGGTAGAAGGTCGATCCGTCCGGCGAGACCTTCAACTGATAGCCGTCCGATCCGAGCAGGCCCGCCAAAGCACGGGCCGAAAAGCCCGTCTCGAACGTCAGGCTCGCGTCGTAAGCCGCCGCCACCTTGTTGAACGTGAAACGGCAGGAGTCGACCGAGGCGCCGAACAGAAAATTCGTGCCGAGAATGCCGAGCGCATTATTGGCGTCCGCTGTATAGCCGGCGAGGCCGATATGACCCGTCGCCGGGTCGATATCGAGCGCCTGTGTGAAACTCGACCCCGTTGACGAGACCGACACACGATAGCGATCGCTCGCAAGCAGCCCAGCCGTGGCGCGCGCCGAGCCGCCGGTTTTGTAGAGGATCGAGGCGGTATCGGTCACCCCGGCCTTGTTGATCGTTGCCGCCGTCAAGGCGCTCAGGCTGGTGATGTCGCCGTTGGCCCCGGCCGCCGCCGCGCCGATGTTGGCGCGCGCGAGCGTCGGCGATGTCGCGCCAGTCCCGCCGGACTGCACGGCCAACGCGGCTGCCGCCTCGGACGCAAGGCCCATGTCGACGGTCTCGGTATAGACGTCGGACGCCAGACCGAAGTCGTCGGTCTCGTTGATCGCCGTCGAGGCGAGACCCTCGTCGAGGGACGTGCCAGTGGCGAGCGCCTGCGCCACCGGTCCGAAGACACCGGAGCCGACGGGTACGACCGAATAGGCCGTGCAGGTCGAGAGGTCCTGCATCGCGCGGCCGAATGTGTTGACGCTGGCAAACTTGAACCACAGCGGTCGGCCGATCGCCGCCTGCGGAAGGGTGTAGGTGAAGACCGCCTGATCGAGGATCAGAGCCTGCGCGCCGATCGCATGCGGGCCGCCGCGCTGTCCGTAACGCCGACGCACGAGACCGCCGAGGCTGTAGCTGTTCGCGGCCGTCAAGGTCGCGGACGCGAAGCTCAAGATCTCGCCGTCGACGACAACGAGGGTCGGCTGCGCGCCGGCCAGCACCACGGCGCCGCTCTGCGCGAACGAAACCGTCAAAACATCGCTCGGCGCACCCGGCGGCGCGCCGAGCGCGGCGGTCAGGACGCCCTGCCGCGCTGGACCCGTGGTCGCGCCCACTTGTGTATAGGTCGCGTTATCGGTCGAGGCGAAGATCGCCGCGCCGCCCCAGTTCGGATCGGCGACGCCGCCCGTCCCGCCCGATAGCCCCACCCAAAGCTGCGGCATGCCATTGGTGAGATCCGACGGCGGCTCAAGGATGACCGGCGGATTGACCGGCGCCGGAGCAATCGTGCGGTTGATCGGGCTGTTGGTCGCACTGTCCACCACGAAGCCCGTCGTCGTGCCCACCTAGCCCGGGTATTCCTCGGCGATCACGGAGAGGAGCCCGTCGCCATCCTCGGCGATCTCGACGATCCGCACCGGGGTCTTGGCGAGGCCCAGCCCGGCGTCGGTCAGGGTGACCAGATCCATCGGTTCGAGCAGGCAATATTCCCACGATAGTTTGAAGGCGTAGGTGTTGCGGATGTAGAGCCCGCGCTGAAGAATGAGTTGCGCCGCCGTCGCGGCGATCGTCAGGTTGCAGAACTCGTGCGCGGTGATCGTCGACCCGGTGCGCAGACCTGTCTGTTCGATGGATCCCTGATCGCGGGCCTCGATCGTGGTGGGACTGTATTGGTTGGAACGATCCAATGCCTCGAGGAATACGACATTGGGTGCCGAATAAGGATCCGACCGCGTGACCACAAGCGGGTCCGCGCTTGGATCGCCGATGAAATCGTCATCGGTCAAGTCGTAGACCGGCGCCGTGACGGGTTGATAGGTGACGGTCGAATGGTTGTACTGCGTACCGGACGCCGGGGCGTCCCCGTATGGCATGATCTTGAGCCGGCCACCGGACCAGACCGCCGTCGCGTTCGTAAGCTGAAGCCAACGGGCGAGGATGGAGTTCGCCGCCTCCTGGTTCGTCAAGGCCGGCGAAAGAACGAGCCGATGCGCCCGGCAATAGGTCTGATACGAGGCATCTCCGCCCAATCCATAAAGCGTCGTCGCATCGATCGAGGCGCCCGGGAAACCGACACCATATTGCGCGCTCGTCAGAAAGTCGTAGAGAATCGCGGCTGGGTCGGCGTCATTGGCGTCCACCGTGCCGCTGCCCGCGAGCAGCCCGGCGACCTCGAAAGAGAGGCTGCCGATCGAAGCGCTGGAGCCCAGATCGAAGTTGGACGAGACGGCGATCGCCGTGCCCCCGTAGCCGATCGATTGATTTGGATAATTTGCCGCCAGATAGCCCCAAGGTGCCTGCGGCGTCGTACCCGCGTTGAAGGAGATGTTGAGCGACGTCGCATCCGATGTGCTCTGCCCGTTGTACACCGTCCCCAGATTGGCGATCGGCCCCTCGCAGAGGCCCATGATGAGGGCGCTCGTGTAGTCGTAGCCGGTGAGCTGCGGCCCGCTTGATGGCGAGAACAGGCCACCCTTTCCGCCGGTCGGCTGGGAATATTGCGCGACCGACTGAAAGTTGTTGGCCCAGATGATGTTCGGCGCCACACGGGCCGTGCCGTAGACGATCGGTATCGGCAGCGCGCTCGATGCGGTCTGGACCTGCAGACCGGTATATTGCGGCGTGACGACCGGGGAGGAGACGGACGGACGCAGGAAACTCATGAGCGCTGAGCCCAAGCGCTGAAGACACGCGGCGCCCGAGCGGGGGCGCTCAGCATGGCGTTGCGGGCGACCTCTTCCTCCAGCACACAGCCGGCGGGCGAGAAGGCGTGGACGAGAGTCAAGGGCGTGGCCTTCGTGACGATGCCGCCATGGGCCCAGCACCGACCGAAGCGGAAGACAACGATGTCGCCCGGCTCCGCCGCCTCCTCCGCGCCCCGCTCGCGACAATTGCGGCGGACGAAGCCGAGATAGCGCTCCTCCGAGCGATGCAGATGCCAGTCTGGCGGGTAGGGGCGTGGATCGAATGGCGGGCAGCACCCGCTGTCGACGAAGACGCGGACGATCAACATGCCACAATCGACCCCCGCGCCACGGACGTCCGCGCAGGGATGATAAGGCGTGCCGATCCAGTCCCGCGCCGCCGCGACGATGGCGGCCGGGGTGGTTTGGTGTCTCATCATGTCATCAACCACTTGGTTTGATCGATCTCACCGTCCGAATGACGGTCCCGAAGGCGATTATGAATGCGTCAATAAGCGCTCGTCGGCGGCGGTATGTAGGGAAACCCCCGGAAGTTCGACACGTTGTTGAACTGGGCTCGGCAGGTGTTCAGCCGATGGTCGCAACCCTGGTAGGCGATGAAACCGTCGCCCGGGGCGGGAGGCACGTAAAGCGGATAGCTCAGGCTCAACGCGGCGCCGGGCGCGACACTCTTGATGGTCGCGGCGAGGCCTGCGTTGGCACCCGATGTGAAAAGGATCGTGCCCTGCGTGTGCACCGCCGCGGCGCCGCTCCAGGGCATGGTCGCGGTCGTCGGGCCGGCGCCTATGGTCCCGTTCGTGCCGAAGGCGTTCTTGGTCAATCCGCAGCCAGAGTCGTACAGCGTATGGACGCAGGTCAACTGGTAGAAGTTGCGTGGCATGTCGATGTCGAGCAGCACGAGATCGGAGGCGACCGTGACCTGCGCGCTGGTGCGACCGATCTGATCCACGGTCGTCATCCGGCCCTTGAACAGGATGACGCTTCCGATCGGCGGCACCGTCCAACCCGACAGGAAAACTCTCTCGCGCTGCACCTCGCAGCCGTCGAACACGCCGCGCGCCAACGCCACCAGGAAGGGTACGCCGCCGACCGTGTCCGTCGGCCGCGCCGCCAGGGTGATCTTCTGCTGGTCCACGTCGAGCCCCGCCTTGCAATTGAAGGCAAGCCCATCGACAAGCACGCTGTTGGCGGCGAAAGTCACACCGCCGAGCGTGATCGGCACATCCGCGTTGGTATAGGTCAGGACCGTGCCGGTCCGCAGCGTGAAGGTGAAGCAATCCGCCATCAGCAGCGGCGCATCCTTCGCGGTTCGCTGCGCGCCGAGATAGGCGAGAAGCGCCGGGGACGCCGCCCTCACGACGTCCGCACGCTGCGAAATTTCAGCGCCTTCAATTGCCAGAGCCCGCTCATGATGTTTTCGAAGTCCTGTTGGTCGTCGAGGAAGCGACAAGCGAAGGCGTAGGCGAAGCTCGCCGTCACCACTGCGCCAGTGGGAGGCGGCACGGCCAGGGTCAGGATGTTCGGCGTTGCCAAAGCCCAGCCCGACTGCGCGGCGCCATTGACGAAGACGCCATTGACGCCGGTGACCCAGGAGACCGGCTCGCTGAAGCCACCCAGCGTCCGTTGCAACGTGAAGGCTGCGGTACTGCCGTCACCTGATCCGACAGGCTGGTTGATCACGGCCGAATCCGTGGGGTCGACATAAAGAAACGTGCCGAGTTGCCCCTGGCAGGCGAGGTAAAACCCAAGCAGGGTCTGCAACGAAGATGCGCCAAGGCCGGCGAGAGCCGGGTTCGATGAGGCGAGCAGCGCGTCGTAGGTCAGCTCGAACTCGTAGAGCGTCTGCGCGTAATAGGCGCTGCGTACCTCGCGTCCCGACACGTGGCTCGCGACACGGGTCGCGAAGCTTGGTCGTTTGTGCACCGACCAGCCCTGGCCGGCGAGCGTCGGAAAGACCGGCGGCGCCATCAGACCCTCACCATGCGCAGCGTGAGCGATCGGCTGGCGAAGAGATGCTGCGCGAACTCTTCGGCATCGATTTGATCATCGGCGAAGCGGCACGGGATCGAGATCGCCGGCTCGGACGCCGCGCCATCATCCTCGACCAGCGTGATCGGCGACGATGCGAGGCCTTCATCGCTGGCCTGATCGACGGGGACACTCGCGAACCCATCGTCGATCAGCGTCGTGTCGCCGATGCCGAGAGCCCCCGGCACCGCGACACGAAACGGCGCCGACTGCCCCGCCACCGCGGCATAGAAGCCAACAAGCGTCTGCACGTCGGCCCGCACGGCGTCCGACAAAACATCGAAGCGAAGATCGATGTACCAAAGCGGCGTCGCGTTGCGCCCCACGCGGCTTTCGCGGCCCGACACATGCGGCGCCGTGCCCGTCGCGAAGGTCGGGCGGTAGGTCACCGACCAACCGAGGCCCTGCAGCGTCGGAAAGATCGGCGCCGCCGTGTCGATCGGCGCGGTGTCCGGCAAGGCTGGCGGCTCGGACGGACCTTTCCCGCCGATCCACGTGCCCGCCCGCCAATTGCCGGTGTCGGCCCACACGTTCGATTGCGGAAAGATCGGAAACGGCCGCGCGTCCCAATTCCAAGCCGACATGAAGGTCGGCTCGATCATCGTCACGCCGGCGGTACCCGCCATGTTGTGACCGTCGACCGTCCAATATTCGACGATCGCCTCGCGCGCCAGGGCCGCCAGCGTATCGTCCCGCACGGGCCGGTAGGTCCCCCCGTCAGCTGGCTCCCACGCCGACCAGAACGGCGTGAAGCTCTCGCTTGATTTCGGATCGTAGAAGACGTTCGGCTGATTGGTGCAGCGGTCGCAGGTGGGGAACCCATATTCGGCGAAGGTGATCGACTTGGATTGCGGCACCCAAGCCGTATACGCCCCACGGGGCACGAAGCCTTGCCCATCGCCCGTGTCGTAGACGGCCTGATGTGGATTGTTCCACCACCAGCGTAGCATTTTGTTGGCGAGGACCTGCTGCCCCGCCCGATAAGGCGTACGAATCTGCCCGAGCCGGTCCCCCTCGGGGCGAGAGACCCGCAACGCGGACCCGTTGGGATCGAGACCCAACCCGTTATTCGTCGAATCGGCGTAGAACCAGTTGTACTTCTCGCCCCCTTCGATATTGGCCTTCAGATAGGGCTTGCTCGCGAGAATAGGCGATCCGGAGAGGCCAAGCCCATTCATCGTGGCAGCCGTTGCGGGCCAGCTCGTCGGTGCGGGAGCCCCCCAATTGATCGCCTCAAGCCCACCGGTTCCCGTGGTCCAATCGCTCAGCGGCAAGTAATTATCGAAGCTGACAAGGTCGATCGCCGCGGAGGCATAAAGCTGGTCGAGATGTGGCCATTGGCCGTTTGCGCCCGGATGTTGGAGTCCCATCCAGTTCGACCAATCCGCCGAATAGGCGATAAGGTTGTGCAGACCAATTGTATCGCGCGTCAACCCGGCGCCATCGAAGATGCCGCGCACGTCTTCGGCCAGCTGCGCGAGGCCTGCGACGAACGGATAGTCCCAGACGACCCTTCCATCGCCCCGTGTCGTGCCGCCCGGAGTCCAGGCCGGTCCACGTATCGATTCGAGGCCACGAAATTCGGAACCGATCAAAAACAGATCCACGCCACCGGCCACGATACACAAGTTCGCGTAATGCAGGATCATGCGACGATACGTCCAGTCCGTCGGTGATCCCGCGTAGCCGACGGTCAGATTCGTGGTGTCCCGCACGAATTGCGTGGGCGCGGCCGTCCCGAGCCATGTGGTCACGGCCGCGCTCGCGGCGGCTGAGACATCCGCGCCCGGCGAGGTGATGCGCCCGCGCCAAGGATAACCGACGCAATCCATGAGGATGAACGGATAGAAGGTGACACGGAAGCCGCGCGCCTTAAGGTCACGGATGCAGCGCACGATCGACGGATCGGACGGCGTGCCGCCATAGACGAAGCCGCCGTCGATCTGCGAGATCGGCATGAGCCCCGGCGAGGCTTGTGTGAGTCCGGAGCAGCGCCAGGGCTCCGCGCTCCATGTACCCTGGGCGAAGACCTCGCTCGACCCACCGATGAAAGTGGTGGACGGATAGATCCGACACTGGGTCGCATCGGTGGAATTCCCGAACTAGGCGACAACGAGGGCGACCGTCTTGCACCCTGGGTAGGCCGCCTGCAGCTGGTCGATCGACAGTGAATAATCGGTCTTCATCCCGGCGGCGCCGGCATAGCGATTCTGCGGCCGCGCCGCACTCTCGCCGAGACGGGCGGCGCGGTGCGGCAAGGTATCGTAGACCCATTCGTTGGAAGCCGGCAGAAGGTTGACGCCCCACGGATCGGTCATCAGGCCCGCCCGAGCTTGGCAAGGCCGAGGTGCGAACCGTTGCGGACGCCATCGTTGATGGCGCCGAGAATCGCCCGGCTGTTGGCCGCGAAGAAGCGCTTCACGTCCCCCGAGTCCATCGCGGACACGTTGAAATGCACGTGGGTCGCGGCGCCGGAGCCGCTGCCGCCTGTCATTGCGGCCCGCATCTGGGACGCCGGGTCGGCCGGAACGATCATCTCACCCTTATGCACCTGCGCGACCATGTCGGCGGGCAGGCTCCAGGCACCCACGGCGAAGGATGGTAGGCCGGCGCCCGCGGCGAGCACTGTCGCCTGCCCGGCGACGGCGGGGCCGGCGGCGGCGGGCCCCAGCACAGGGGAAAGAAACCCGAAAATACCGGCGAATGTCTCGGCGGCCGAGGCGATGATGCTCTTGCCGACGGCGACGAGCGACGACGCGATCGAGGCCGTAGCGGCCGTCTCCTGCGCGCTCGTCCGCGCCGCCGTACCGGCGACGACGGCAGCGGTCTTCGTCGCCTCACCGGCCGTCGTTGCCGCGCTTTCGGCGGCGACCCCGGCCGCCCAATCGGCGACGACGCGAATGCGCGCCGCGATAAAATCCTGGATGATCGACAGCAACACGTTTGCCACGGCCTGCCGCAAGGTCTCCTGTCCGCTGATGAGGCCCGTCACCTGCTGCGACAGGCTCGTGCCAATTTGCTCGAAGGTGCGGCGATAGTCGGCATAAACCTGTTGCGCGTAAGCCTGCTCGATCTGCTGACGCTTGATCGCCGATTGCGCGGCGAACTCGTCGATCTGGCGTTGCACCCCGGCGAAGGCCACCGCATTGTCCTTGTAGGTCGATTGCAGGAAGCTGAGATGACGCTGTTCGATGGCCTCGCGGTCCGCCTCCAGCGCGAGCAGCGCGGCGCGCTCCTCATCGTGCGACAGCTGCGAGAGCTGCGCCTCTTCCTTGATCTGTGATTCCTTCAGCTTGATCCCGTCGAGTAGGATATCGGTCTCCGCGCGGTCGCCGGCCCGCGCGATGGCAAGTTCCTGGTCGCTCCCCGCCTTGACGAGATCCAACCGCTGCGCGACGCCGGCGGCGTAAGCCCGCGTGAGATCGGCGAAGGACACCGCGACTTGCGCGGCGCCCGACTTCAAGGTCGCGGTCGCGTCCGCAATGCCGCTCGTCGCTTGCTGGATCCCGCGCTGCAGATCGGAGATATCCGCGGTGAACGTGATGGTGACGTCGTCGGTCATCGTCAGCTTTCCGTCTTGAGCCGCCCGTCCGGGCTTCGGGCGATGAGCGCACCGATCCCGCTCGGGTCGTCGGCGCTGCGCGGGGGTCCAGATGTCACCCGGTGAACGGATGCCAGGATTTCATGGGTCGGCGGTTGTTGGCGCCACAAGGCGAGCAACGCCATCACGTCCTGCATGGGCATGTCGTCGATTTCGCACGGCGTGTAGCCGCACGCCGCCATCAGGCGGGCGTAGAGAGCAGACCAGTCGGTGCGGGCGCGGGGCCCGCGTCGGCTTCCCCCGGCCTTGGCCCTCCGTCGGGAAGAAAGCCGCCCAGCCGCAGCACTTGGGCCATGGCGCCGGCGACCTCTCCCGCGCCAGCCTCCACCTCGTCGAGCGCCGCCGCCGCCGTCGCGTGATCGCGGCCCAGCGCCACCCTGAGGATGGCGATGGCCGACGCGACGGAACCCGCCTTCGCCTCGGTGGACCCGAGGAGCAAAGGCTCGATCGCCTGCACCTGCGCCAGCGTCAGGGGCCGCACCAGCCAGTGTTGTGCGCCGAGGGCAATCGTGATCGGTTGCATCCGCATCACGACGCCTCCGCGAACGACCAAGTCATGATGGTTCCCGTGGCGTCGGCGAAGCACGAGAAGTCGAATTCCGGCACCACGAAATCCTCGAGCTTGGTCTGCAGCGAGAGCTTGCTGGACGTGCAATTGTTCAGTTTCAGCGACACGGCCTGGCCCTGAAAGGTCGTGTAGAACTGCGCCTGGAATGTCGGTGTCGTGCCGGTCAACTGGTTCGTGACCGAGAACTTCTGGCCGGTCGCCGCCAACTGATAGGTGTAGCTGACCAGGAGCGCCTTTCCGGCGTCCGCCGCCGCCAGCGTATAGACGCCAGCCGACAACGCGTATTGGCCGGCGGCCGGCGCCGAGAGGACACGCGTCAACGGCAAGCCGCTGGCCGCGTAGACGAGACCCGCGTCATCGACGAAGGTCGTCCCATTGGCCGGCGTCACCGTATAGGGCGCGTTGGCGGGCACGACGGCGGCCTCTGAAAACGAGGTCGCGACCTGTCCGGACGACGGCGTCACGCCATAGAAAAGGCTCGCGAACGCAAGACCTGAAATACGCGCGACCTTGGCCTTCCCGGTCGTCTTGATCGTGCCACGCGCGATGGCGACTGGATGCTGAAACTGACCGTAGAGCTCCTTGACGCTCGCCGTCTCGTCGATCGTCACCTCCTGAACGAGACCGAAGTTGACGGGTGTCGCGTTGGCGATGTCCGTCCGCGTCCCGATCAGGACGCCAGAACCGAAACTGTACATGGGACTATCCTTTCGTTTGAGCTCAGTCGTTCGCGTGGTCAGGCGTGGCACACCCGACAAGCTCGGTCAGTCGCCGCTTCAGGTCCTCTTTCGCGGCATGGACCGCGTTCCAGACCTCCGTCGAGCGGGCCACGACGGACCCGTGGAAGGTCTCGACGAACCATTGCTCCACAAGGTCCTCGCATTGACTGGCTTTCTTCTTCAAAGCGTCGATTTCAGACATGTCGTCTCCTCATTGGTTCAAGGCAGGACGATCGTAATCGGTACGACGAGCAAGCCGTCTCCGTCGAGATCGCCAGGGTCTTTCAGGGGTTTGCCGTCGATGGCACAGCGATGGACCGAGCCATCGAGCGTCAGGCGGCCGAGGGTCGCGTCCGCGCCCACGGGTGCCAGCGCGGAGTCGAGCGCGTCCATGATCGTGTTGAGCTGGGCGGCGCCGACGGCCCGCGGGTCGCGCGCGTCGACGTAGATGAAGAGTCGCACCTCGAGGCTTCTCTTCGGGCTCGGACTCGCGGCTTCCGCATAGGTTTCAGCGCCCCCTTCGAAGATGAAGCAGGCCGGTCGCATGGCCGGCGGCACATCGCTCCAAAGTTTCAATCTACGTGCGGGCGGTGACGCCCAGGCATAGGCGGCGGCGACGCGCCGCGACAGCGCGGCCACGGCGGTCTCGCGAGGACTCATGATGTAAACCTTCCGTCAGGTAGCGCCGAGGGCCGCGCGAACGCTCTCTTTCAAGCCGTCCAGAATCTCTGTCCGCATGTCGTCGAGCGCCCTTCCAAGAAAGCCATGCGCGCGGATCCGCGAGCCCGGATGGTGCACCCGGCGGCCGAAGACAGGACCTCGTGCTCCGGCGAAGGCGAGCGCTTGCGCCTTGACCGGCACGATGTCGTGCGGCGGGGTCCGTCCGCCATATTCCAAGATCGCGGCATAGGCGACGCCGACACTCGCGAGGCGACCGACGACTTCTCCGGCTTCGGCTTCGACGTCAGCGACGATCGAGGCTTTCAGCGCACCCGATCGTGGATTTAGGACACCGCCGGAAAGGTTGGTATCAACCTTCGCGAGAAGCCGGGCCTGAAGCGACTCGGCCTTCGCGCGAACCGCGGCGGCAAGGGCATCAGCGTCCATATCAAGAAGCTCCTAGTGAATCTGTCGTTGTCCCCGCCACGCGGGATACCGTCCGAAGGGAGGTCGTTGATCCGGGACGGCGAAGACGGAGCCGAAACGGCGCGGCTTATCGGGCGACGCTCCTGTAGGGCTGAAGCAGCCTGGACACGACATCCGGCATCGCCTTGACGACGAAGCTCGTGGTCTCCTGGCCGCCCAGCGTCTTGGCACTCTGGCCGATACGGCTTCTCGCGGCGTAACGGTCGGCGATCCATTCGTTCGCCGCCTGCGTGAGATCACGCGGGACGTAACCGTAGTTCAGCATGATCGGCTGCCCCGCCGCAGCCGCGCTGAAGGAATAGACGCCGTTGGTGACGCTGTAGCCCCCGCTCGCGCCCGTGCAACCCGTATCCAGGCTCCAGGCGCCGAACGGTGCGGCCGCCGTCACGATATAGGGCGCGGAAGCAGGGACCGTCGCCGCTTCCCCGAGGATCTCGTAGCCGGCCCGATAGGCCACCATGACATTCCGCCGACCGGGCGGAAAAGCGCCGCCACGATAAAACAAACGCTGCATGGCGCCGGGGGGCGCCGTTTCCGCCGCCTCGAGGGCAAAACCGCCATGCCCCGGCCCCGAAGATTCGGGGAGGGCACCGCCGTCGGCCGTGCAGAAAAGAACCTCGGTCACGGGCCAATGTCGCAGGACGAGCTCGTCGGCGTTCCCGCCGTCGAGGATCTCCGTATGGTTCGTGGGCAGGATCGAGGGACGGCCGAGGTCGGCGAGGATGGCCTGACTGATCGCGGACACGAGGCTGTCGAGCGATGCGTCATCCGCGTCGCTCGAGAGTCCAAGCCATTGTTTGACCGCCGCCAGCGTCGTGAGATCGTTGGGCGCGCTCATCGCAATATCCTGCGCTCATCGCGCCTGGATCGCACCGACACGGCCTTCGTCTCGGTGCCAGGATCGCCCGTCGCAGGCACGATGCCGTGCGGCGCAAGCGCGGCGGCGGCGGATTCCGCCGCCTCCACCGTTCCGTCGGACGCCCGGTCGAGCGTCGAGCCGGCATGGGTCACGCCAGCGCAGTCATCGGGGACACGGTATCGCATGTCGCGTCCCTCAACCGTTGCCTATATTTGTGATGACGGCCATCGCCGGCGGGAAGAAGTGTTGCAGCACTTCGTCGGCGTAGATGCCGTATTCGTAACGGCGCGTGCGCAGAGGCCATTCGATCTGGTAATAATCCTGGCGCGCGCGGATCTGCATCAGGTTGCCGACGCCCGCCAACGGATAGGGCAGCGTCGCGGTCGTCATCAGCAGCGTGCCGGCGGGCATGTTGGGATGGACCTTGATATCGATGGCGCTGCCGCCCTGCATCGAGAAGCGGTTGAGATAGGTGCGCACGACGACACCGCCCCCGACGAGGTTGTCCGACACGTCGTGGACAAAACGTTGCGCGGTGGCCGCCGTGCCCGTCGCGATCTTCCGCGAAATATTCAAGGCCTCCTGCGAGGAGACCCAGATCGTATCCGGGGAGAGGCGGCGCGTGTCCCACATCTGCTTCAAGATCGCGTCGATCTCGACGATCCCTCCGGCGTTGTCGGAGGTCAGCGGCGTGCCGATGCCCGCCGTACCCTGGAACTGCGCGAGCACGCTCGCGCCGGATCCCGGGCGGAGCGCCTGCGTCAGCAGACCGTCGAACGCGAGAGGATTGACGGAATTGTCGGCGGTTCCCAGCGAGGCCGCCGTCTGCGCGCCGGCCGCCGCCGCCGCGATGACGAGGGACGCGATCGATGTGATCGCCCCCAGCACTTCCGATCCGGCGGCCCCCCAGAACCAAGCATAGCCGAACGCGCCGGTGACCGGCACGACCGAGGCCCGGATCTGATGCGTGGCGTTTCCGTCGTTGGCGGTCGTGATGGTTGCGTTGAGGGAGCGCTTGGCGGCACCGCCGCCGAACGTATCCGTCGTGAGGTCGGCGTTTGTCCGCGTGATCTGGCCTTGAATCCCGCCGGTCAGCGAGGCGTTGACGACACCATCGTGGGTCAAGGCGACGCAAATCACACTGAGCGCCAGGTTGGCAGCGAGCGTGCCGCCGGTGCCGACGTCACTAAGGGTCGGCGTGGGCGTCGTGCCAAGCGCCAGCGAGGCATTCCCGCCCAGGATCATCGCCTCTTCGCCGAGCATCAAGGATTCGAGGCCCGTGCGGGCCGCGTCCGCACGGATGTCATCGAAATTCTGGCCAGCATATTGCGCCTCGAAATCGACGCTGGTCTCGACGCCGATGCCCTTGTACGCGGCTGAGTAATCCTGTGTCGCGACGGCCAGGACGCCGCCACGATTGGCGTTGGACACGCCGAAACGCAGCCCCTGGGTATTGATGGCCGTGACGGCGCGCCAATTGGCCTGAATGCCACCCTTGCCGCTGACGCGGGGGATCAGGTTGCGCAACGGAGTCAGCACTGGATAGAGAAACTTGGCGCCGAGTTCGAGATCGTAGAAGGTCAAACCAGACGTCGCGCTGGCGCTCTCGGTGAAGGTGCTCTTGGCAAGGCTGCCGAGCGGCTTCTGCTGCGCGCTCCTCAAGTTACGCATGACCTCTTGCATGTCGATGGCGGGCATATGTTCGCTCCAGGTTGGAAGGATCGGAATCGAGATCGAGCGCGTCCGTCCCTCCGACGCGCCGTTGGGCGAGGCAGAGACCGTTCGGCCGGGCTCGATGGATCGAAAAAAGCGGGGTGGAATCCGCGGGGCGTCTCGCTGGTCTCACGTCACATCTGTGCTGGTGATCGAGCGCCGAGAGCGGATCCCACCCCATCCCCTCCCGAAGGAGGGGAAACCGGTCGGTCAGCGTGTCCGGCGCTGCGCGAGCTTGATGGCGAGGATGGACAGGGCGGCCGGATCGGCCAGCAAGGCATCGTAAGCGGCCGCCCCGTCCTCGTGCTTGGCGACGGGCCGCGCCGGCCCGGCGAACGGCAACGGCTGCGGCTGGCTTTCGATCGCCGCCAGCCGCTTGGACACATCGGCCAGGGAAGCGCTCAATATCTCCGCGAGCCGATCAAGTCGCTTGGCGAGATCGTCCGCGTGGCGGCCCAGCCCTTTCTGCGCGCCGCAGGTCGCGCCGAGATCGACCGAGGTGTCGTGCATGGCTTGGATGCGGGATTGATCCTCCGCGCTGTTACGCGCCCCGACCTTCGCCATGCCATCGCTCTCCTTGAACCGACGCCATTCGTGCGAGCCGTCGGCCTTGATGATCTCGAACCGCGCTTCGGCGAGGCAGGGCAGATCGACCAGCGATATTTCATGGGGCTCGGCGGTGTAGCGGCGCGCGCCTTGATCGTCCGTCCAGCGCCGGGCATAGGTGCCTCCTTGGCTGAAACCGGTGTAGACGCCCTCCTCCACCTTGGCCCATTCCGCGTCGTCGACGACCTTGGCGCAGATCTCGATCTGCTTGGCTTCATCGTTGAAGGCGAGGGCCGTCACCTTCCCCGCCGCGACCTGGCCGTGCATGGCGCGGAGATTGCCGAGCGATTTGCCGCCGGACGAGGCGGAGATCGCCTCCGACCATTTCTCATAGAGCGGTTTTGTCGAGGCGTAGTCGCAGATCTCGCCGGCGCGATCGGCGACCTCCGCCGTGGCAACGCCGGTGACGAGACGATGTTTGGCGTCCACCTTGGTGATGGGAATATCGAGACGTAGCATGAGGGCTCCTTTGGACAGGCGGGATCGCCGTCATTCCGGGGCGCGCGCAGCGAGAACCCGGAACCGGGGCGCATCCCTGCTCCGAAGCCGCGGTACGCGGACCCGTCGGCGTGGGCACATCCCGGTTCCGGGTTCGGCCTCGCCGCCCCCGAATGACGAAGTTGTTTGGTTGTTGACCGAACGCGCCGCGTGTCGTCACGGCACACCGATCAAACGATCTGGCTCTCACGGCGAGGAGCATGCGAAGCAGGCATCTCGAACCACGAGGCTGCGGAAACTTCAGACTGACGCAGGGACTACGACGATGCCAGGCCAGCCCCACATACCCGCTCGCCGTCAACGTCATCGGCGTATCGGCGACCGCGTCGGGAAGCGGCGGCGGCCCCAAGGCCGCGCGCGCCTCGTTCAGCGTGAGGACGCCGCGGCTCGTGTAGCTGGACAGCATCCGCTCCTGCGCCTCGGGATCGATCGTCGGCGTCCAGGCGAACTCGAGGGCGGGCGAGAAATTCTGTCATAGTATATCGTCGATCAGTTCCCGCGCGATTTACGATAAGCGAGGTTCATTCTATTGTTCGCTACGATTTCTCTGATGAACATAGACTTTCGATATGGGTCGGAATTGTAGATCAAGTCTGAACTCAGCTCATAGGATAGAAATCCATTCTGAGCCGAAAGCTCGTCTGATAAAAGCGTCACTCGATCCTCGAAGCTAACGTCCGGGAGATCGACACCAAGATATTTGGACACCGCAGCTATCTCGTCCTCGCTGATGGGAACCTTCGGAAGACCTTTCATGAACTTTATGAGAGGTTCAAAAGCCGGACTGAATTCAAATTCCATTTCGACCTGCCTCACCATCACGACGCCACTCACGCGGCTTGGGGTCGTCGATAAGCTGTTTGATAGCAGATTTGCTTAGAACGATGCGGGACATGACGAAACGTCGTGCTGATCCGCGGGCCGCTCATTCGAGGATCGGATTGCCCGACGCATCGAGATCGATTGTCTTATTCGGATAGCGATCGACCACGTCCTTCCGGATGAGCACCGCATAGCGGAAAGATCCCGCTTGGTAGACGGCCTCTTCGGGGATCTGTTCGACGCTGTATGCACCGAGGTCGATGCCCGGACCGTTATCAACCCAGGGGGCCGTTTTGCTCGCCCGCACCCTCTCACCGTCATACCAAGAAAACGTGACGATATACCCCGAGGGAACCGCCGTTTGAAAACGCTTTGCAAGGTCCAAGGCTTGTGGCGTGACGTTGATCGTGCCGGGTAACGTACAGCCTTTGATGGACACGCATTCGTTATCTTCTGACATCGTTATTTTCCTATCATCGCTGCCTTATAAAGGGATCGAGCGGTTCACCGATTGAGTACCTTTCTATCACTCTTCCATCGAAGCAATCGTATTCCGCTCGATAGTGCATAATCCCATCTATAAGGGTCTTGACGTACGTACCCCTCATGCAGATTGGGATGACATCTGCCACCTGAGCGCCGGTGCGGGCCTCTGAACGCACAGTTTGCTGCCGCGAGGCTGACGACGCCTCGCTGTTGGTCGTAAACTGGCCGCCTTGGTGATCGCTCGCGCCGGCAGGCTCGCGAGGATGTTTACTCTCATCCCAATCGCCCGTCTTGCCGAGCCCCCTGTAACGGTCGGCGCATTTCGCCGTCGAGGTTGCCCCCTGCCCCAGCCCCACATACCCGCTCGCCGTCAACGTCATCGGCGTATCGGCGACCGCGTCGGGAAGCGGTGGCCGCCCCAAGGCCGCGCGCGCCTCGTTCAGCGTGAGGATGCCGCGGCTCGTGTAGCTCGTCAGCATCCGCTCCTGCGCCTCGGGATCGATCGTCGCCGTCGGCGTCCAGGCGAACTCGAGATCGGCCGAGAATTCCCGCGCCAGGATATCGTCGATCAGCCCCTTGACCCAGGCAAGGATGGGCGCGAGCCCCTCTTCCTCGGAGAGCGTCTTCTGCACCTCGGCGGTGGCGCGGTTCATCTGCGAGACGAGCGCTTGCGGCGAGACGGAGAAGGCGAAGCAGACGATACGGGCCAGCCAATCGTCGAAGATCGTCTTCAGCTCCGGTTCCTTCGTCTGGACGAAGGTTTTGGCGACGTCGCCGGGGACGAATTTGGCGCGCCGCCGCCGTCCGGCCTCGCCGGAGAAGTAGGCGTCCCAGTATTTCTGGTACGAGGCGATCTGATCCGGCGTCCAACCTTCCGGTACGCCGATGAGCGAGTCCGGGATATTGCCTTCCGTGAAATAGTCGGTGAGGAACAGCTGGCGGCGCAGCGCGATGTTGACGGTCGCGACGATCTGTTCGACGGGTGAGAAGCCGTAGGCGCGATTGACCCGGCAATTGCGCGGACGATAAACGAGGTCGCGTAGCGAATAGTCGACGGCCGGCACGCCTTTCAGGATCTGCTGATAGGCGGTGGGCCAAATGGTCCGGCCGGCGTCGTGGTAGGGCTGTGGCGGGCGCCCCCAATCGTCGATCACCGGTTTGATCGTGGCGCCGTCGAGCGGCAGCAGGCCGGTCAGCCGCCCGGCGCGGTCGCGGCGGCAATAGAGCGCCGGCGCGTCGATGACGAAGAGTTCTTCCAGCAGCATCCGAAGCCAGTCGGCCCAATTGCGGATGCCGTCGGGTCGCGCGAGGAAGGCCGTAACGGCGCTCGTGTCGGCGCCCCCGCGCGACCTGATCGTCCAGGCCAGCCGGGCGACCTGGTCCTTGCGCGTCTCGATCACCAGGCGCAGCAGATCCCAGCCGTCCGCAAGCTGGCGCAGCGTCGCGAAGGCGACCGGCTCGTAGGGACGCGGCTGAAGGGCAAGGTTGAAGCCCGACGGATAATCCCACTGCCGGCCCGCGACCTCGGGGGGCGCCGCCGGCGCCATGGGTGCGAGGGGGCCGAACCAATCGGCGCCCTGCCCCGTCGCCGCCGCGCGGGCCGCGTAGGACAAACTCACCTGATAAGGGTCGAGCGTCCACGACGCCCGACCGCTCTCACGATCAACCATTTGATTCGGCTCCAATCTTTCCGTTCTTTCTCGCGACCACGCCAATCAGCACCACGGTCACGCCGGCTTCGTCTGCGCCTCGTAAAATCCGATGATCCCAGCGCCGCCCTGCGTGTCGAACAAATGCGTCAGCGCCCATATGGCGGCATCGGCGTGGTCGGGACTGCCCTGGCCGCTGTAACCACCTCCCGTGAAAGCACAGAGCTGCGCCTCCAGCCTCTCGAAGCGGCCGGCATGGTGCACCTGGCCCTTGGCGTAGCGCAGCGAGATCGGCTCAGCGCGGACCGCCTTGCCACGGCTCGCCGTGACGACACGCACCGGCACGTTGGGATCCTGCGCCTGGATGGTCCCGCGCACCATGTCGCCGCCGTAATTCACCTCGGCGACGATACAATCCGCCTTGAAGGTGTGAAACGCGGTAACGGCGCGACGCGCCCAGCCTTCGGCGTTTTCCCGGCAGGACCAATCCGCCAGTACGTAGGCGTCGCCGTCCTGTCCGAGCGCGACCACGACGATGCCGATGGCATCGGCGGTATTGTCGTCGCGGCCCTTGGCGCCGGACGGATCGAGGCCGACGACGACGGTCTTGCGAAACGCCTCGTCGATATATTCAGGCTCGCAGCGGTTTCGGTCGATGATCTCATAACTCCACAGCGCGTCATCGACGGCCTCGACATAGACGCCCTCGTAGAAGCGTTTACGCTGCCGTTCCGGCAAGGTCTCGAGGCTCTGCAGGAACTCCGGCGACAGGTTGGCGGCATTGTCGCGCGGGTTGAGAAAGGCGCGTGCATAGGCATCGGGGTTGGCGAGCGGCTGCATCGAGACGGGGTCGCGTTTCTCGCCGAACAGCACATTGGTCCAATGCGTCTTCGACGTCGGGTTCAAGTCAACATAAGCGCGCTGCGTCAGCCCCTCGACAACCTGCGCCAGCCGCGTGAAAGCGATCAGCGCGCTCTGATACGGGATCTGCGAGGCCTCGTTCAGAAAGACGCTCGCGTATTCGAGGCCAAGGATCTTCTCGACCCGCTCGTCGTCGTCGAGGCCACCGATGGTGATCCGCGCGCCGTTCGACAGGGCGAAGACGCCGTCCTGGCGGTGTTCCTTCAACGCCACATGTGGGAAGCAGAGCTTCATCACATGCGGCAGGGTGTCTTGAGCAATGGACGCTTTCGCGGCATTGGCGTGGAAGCGCAGGATCGCATGCCGCGATCCCGGCGCATGTACGGCGCGCGCCACGATGGCCCGAACGATCAGGAACGTCTTGCCGGAGCGCGTCCCGCCCGCGAGGCAGGCATAACGCGCCGGCCCCTCGAGCATCAACCGCGCCGCGTCCTGGGCGGGGCTAAAGGCGAGGGGTTCAGGTTCCGGAGGTTTGGGCTTGTGGGAAACGCCGGCGCAGTTCGGGCTCGGCAT